CATCCATTCGATGATAGGCCCGGAGGGTGGTTGCTTGGAGCGGAAGGAGTAGGGCGCGTTCTGATTCTTTTGTGTGCCGTTGACACCCCAATGGAGGAAGGCGGCATAAGGCAGGGGAGAGCCGAAAGAGACCCTCCCCCCCTTGAGCGAATAGGTCAGGGACTTTTGAAGGCTACGCGAAGCCACCCCGTAAGAGCGGTTCTTGCCAATCTTACGCGAGCCGAGCTCACGCTTGGCTGCGTTGTTGACGTCTTCGGCAAACCTGCCGAGCACCTTCTCAAAGTCCGTCAGGTTCATTTGCTTTTACCGAGGATGATGGCTTGCAAGATGCGCTTTACCAAGTCGACGAAATTGTCGTCTTTGGTCGTTTCGGTGAGTGCCGTGATCGTGCCAGCGGCGGCGATTACAGCGAGGGCGATTTCAGCCCAGTTTTCAAGAATAAAGTCCATTATTTGGAAGGATTAAGGTTTGCGATTTGTGCTTCAAGAGCTTCAATTGCCTCGCACAGCTCGTTGATGGCTACTGCAAAGTCGTAGGCGGTAAAATACTCGCCTTCGAGTTGTTCGGGAGTGAATTTTGTGTGCATTAGTTGAATGTGAAACAGACGTTGAACGTAATGTAAAAGGGCACTCCTCCACTCACGTTTCTGAAACCGAACCCTATCTCGTCGCCCGCAGAAAACGTCCAAGTAGTAGGGCTGTAGTTTGAGGTGTGATTTGAGCCCGTCGGCGAAAGTTGTTTGTAGTTGTACTGCGTTCCGTCCGCTTGGTTGTTGGGAGGGGTTTGCGGGTTGACGTTGATGCCGAATTCTATCTGACAATTTCCCTGCACGTGCATACTGAAATTGTTGAAACTTCCATCCGCTGGCATATGATAGATCTGGTAGTGCTGCCAATTGCCTGACGTGCGAACGTTATTCGCATAAGGCAGATAGAGCCCGTACCATTGTTGCGTTGAGCTTGTAGTGAAGCCTGTAATCATAAAATTACCGCCCGCACTACCACCACCTCCTCCACCTCCTGATGAAGCGATGGTGATGGTGTCGGCCCCGTTGTCCGTAATGGTCACGTTAGAACCAGCGGCCAAGGTCAGCCCACCGATGAGGCTGTTGAGAGACGTAACGCCACCGCTACCTCCTCCACCTGCCGCGTTCAACGTCGTGCCCGTCATCGTGAGGTTGGTTCCAATCGTGGCGTAGGTGAGCTTGCTGCCGGAGTCGTCCCAAAAGACGAGCTTATCGGAGCCAGCGTCAAACGCGCCTAACGATTGCCCTGCCGCCATCTTGAGCACGTCTGAAGCCGTAGCTCCTACTGTTGCGTCCGTTGAGTTATCCGTTCCTGCGGGGTCGACGTTCAACACGCTCTGCATCTCCGCTTGGGTGATGCCTGAAGCCAGGACGGGAGTGCCTCCGTTGTCCTCGACGGCTGGGCTGGCAGGCAGGTCTACGTTGACCCACTGACCGAGACTCGAATTGTACGCAAGGACTTGATTGCTTACGAGGCTGCTGAGGGTTACGTCGTCGAGGTTCTGCACGTCAATACCCGAATTACCCACCGCGTTGAAGGCGGTTTGTAAGGCCGTAATCGTAGCCGCCTGAGTAGCTCCAAGAGGGAGTCCCGTTGCGGCATCCACATAGTCACCAAACGGGATGCCCTTGGCGATGATACGACCCAAGGTGCGCTCCGTAATAGTAACGCCAGTGGTCAGGTATACCGACGCTGTGAGGTATCCATTAAGGGGGTAGTAATCGTTGCCCACCTTGATGGCATTGGCAAAGCTCGTGTCTATCCTAATCATGTGAATGTGATTTCAAAGTCGATGCAGCGAGCCGTACCCGCTGTATAAAAAGAGGCTGTCTCAAGGAAGATGTCGACTGTAGGGTGGGAGCCTACCGTGATGACACTGCTCAACAAGAGTTCCGTTTCCTCGTCGATGGGCAAATTGGGACCCGCCACACTCTGGAGAGTTGCTTGGGGAGGAAATACAGGTGAGCCCGAGAAGACGGCTCTCATGCGACAGTCGATAATGTCGTTGACTACGCCCGCTGTTACTCCAAACTTTGCTGTATATGCAATCGACGTCCCCGTGCTCAGTCCCGACACCTGAAGCGAGTTGAGGGTTGAATTGTACAGGATGGAAAAGGACCCCGCTGGAGTCACCGTAGCAGTAGGAGAATATTTGGCTGATTTATATGCGGTAGGATAAGTTCCAATGTCCGAAATAGTCGTATTGCCCGTCCAGATGACCGAGGCCACGGCACTACCTCCTACGACAGTCTTGTTTATCCATCCCGACCCATCGTAGTACAGGAGCTGTCCCGGCGTCAATGACGTCTCTGTTACGTCTCCGAGGTCTCCGATGTTTTCTACAAGCGTGGGCTTGTTGAGAATCTCACTCACGCCTGACGTAGAGTCCCAGTCGGAGTTGACTTGTGCCGCGGGGATGGACGGCTTGTTGAGGATTTCCGCGTCACCCGACGAGGCATTCCAGTCCGCGTTGACGTTGACTTCAGCCCCCGCTTCGATGCCTCCGAGCTTGTTCCGTTCGGTAAAGGTGATTATAGCTCCCGACCCCGCGCTTGTTACGTCGCTCAGGTCGGTCACGCTCCCCTTGTTCGTCACATTTATCCACTCGACGTTGTTCGCTAAACCCGCAGATAAAGCATATTGCACGCTGAGCGTAGACGCGGGAACGTTGACCCACTCATTAAGTGCGCTCACATACTGCAAAACATCGAGGGTAGTCAAGGCCACAACAGCACCAAGGGAAACATCGCTTAACGATTCGATGGTGCCGTCCGTGGCTACGTCAGCAAGGAGGGTGGGTGTGGCAACCTTTGAGGCGTTACCAATCCACGCGTAGCCGGTCTCGATATTCGGGACGTCGTTGGTGCGGCCGGAGCCGTACACAATGCCTGAACCTGAAGAGGCGTGGCTCTTGACCACCACCCCCAGATTCTGGATGAGGTTGTCTCCCGTGGGCTTGGTGTTGGTGTAGCCTCCCGTCTCCCCGACGTAGATAATATCGCCCGAACTGAAGGACGAGGTGTCGACATTCTGAATCAACCCCACCACGATGGCTTCACCTTCTTCCTCGTCTGCAAGCTCTTCGTTCAAGACGAGCGTGGCGGGCATAGCTGAAGGGGTGTCGGCTCGTGCCGCGATCACCTCTACTTGCTGACCCGCAGAAACGGGAGTCACCGCGTGGACAGGAGTACCCTTTGCCAGTGTGCCTCCCGAGACGTTCTTGGCCGTCACTACGATGCGCGTGGCATCGGCTACGGCTCCGCTTGTGGCTGCTGTGATACGTCCAAAGGTGTCGACTGTGATGTTGGCCGCTGTATAGCTTCCCGCCGAAACCCCGCTTGTGTCGAGGCTGATGACGGGCGTAGTGCCTCCCGTGCTCGAAAGTGGAGCGTCGGCCCCTACCGAGCTGACGGCACCAGCTGCGAAGTCAAGCGTGACAACTCCGTCTCCGTTGTCGGTGAGTGAGCCGTTAGGCACGTTGATGGTAGCCACCGAAAGTACATCGGGGCTTCCGTCAATTTCCTTTACCCGGAGGAGTCCACGAGCCTTGTAAGCCGTCGGAGGCGTTCCGTCAGGCTCTACCCCTGTGAGAGGGGCGTTGCATGAGTCGTAGGTATAGGGGACGCTGATGGCGATATCGAGGAGACACCCGGCAAGGGCGTTGCTCTTCTCCTCTTCGAGAGGCGTGACCGAGGCGTTGACTAGATCGTACTTGTACCCGAACTGAAAGATGTTGCCTCCGTTCTGGATGTCAGCGAGGATGTCCTCTGCTACCTGCTCGGCATTGCTGATGCTCTCCTTTTGATACTCCACCTTCTCGGCATCCGAAGGGGGGAGGGTGAGGATATACACCTCGAGGTTGTACGTCTTGGCCTTGGGCGAGTTGAAGTCGCCACCCGTATAGACGAGGTGGAGGAGCGGGTACTGCTCGAACTTGTCGAGGTCTACGTCAGCCGGGGAGCCATACGAGAACGTCTTGAGAAAGTAGTGGTTCTCTACGAACTCCTCGAACTTGGAGACTATGTTGTTAAACGTGATCATTGCTTGGCTTCGGTTCTTCGTTTGTAGTCGAGGTCTTTCAAGAATGCGAGGTGCGTGAATACGTGGCCCACCGTGAGGCGAGTGACTGCATCAATTTTGAGAACGTCCTCCCCAG